AATAGCTTTTCTTGATTGCCATAGATCATGCCCATCTGAGCCATGTACTGCTGGTGATCCTGCTCGTCGTTCTCGCGGACTTCTTCCGTCTTGTCCGCCGGCGAATAGCCGCGCTCGGTCAACGCCAACTGCTGCCGCATCTGCATGTGCATGATGTCCAGCTCGTGCTTCTTGTCTGCACGGTCTTGCAGGATGTCAAAGAGTCTTGGGAATAATGCGACAATGTAGCCGCCAAGTGTAGAGATGAGAGTCAGCATGATTACCTTCCGTAGAGTCGTTCTTCCAAAATCTCTCTCCGCAATTCCTTCATCTTCTTAACTTCTTGGACTGCTGCTTGTGTTGCGTAATACATGTCGTAGTACATAAATGCTAAGACTGGCATCACGATAAAGAACGTCAACAACACAGCCAATACAACGACAATCAATGACCAAGGGACGTTCTCATCATCGTGCTTCTTGTCGTCAGCCACATTAGACCCACCGCCCATATAACTACGAACACTACTGCCGAAACCCATGCCGCTTTTGCCTTGATTTCCGCTATTCTTTTTCTGCGTCGCCATGATGCTATCTGTGCCAGCCTCAGTTCCTCTGCGTGAGCCGCCTCTTGCTCGGCGACTATCCGCTGCCACATCTCCTCAAACTTGCCCCACAGTCCAGATAATTCCGGCGGGCTGCGGTACACCATGGTTTCGCGTATCTCAGTCAGCATCGCGTCTAGCCTTGACGTAATCAGGATGCGCTTCAATGCCCGCCTGCCAATACTTTCTTCACCCCTGTAGACTTGCTTGGCTTCCAACTGCTCTTTCAAGAACAGCTTGCTGATTGCGTCGTAGCTGTCCATCAACACACCTAGCTGGTTGCCGATGTCCGTAAACACATCGTTCGGGTCGGCTTTGGCTATCTCCTGCACACGCTGGACTTCTGCGTGGTACTGCTGTTTCTGCGCGGGAGTCGGATCGACGATCTTGTTGTACTGCTCCTTCAGATCATCTAGTACTTCCTTGACTTCCCCTGCCGCGCCTTTGATTTCCTTGTAAAGCTCACACCCCTTCTTGACCGCTGCAACAGCAGCATTCGCCGCAGCAAGAAGGGTCAGCGGATCAATTTACGCCTCCGATGCTTTCCACGAAGTCGTAGCCTCATCCCATGAATACATCTGACCGTCTGTCGGCATATCCACAGGCGCCTTCCACTGGCAGGTGTCTTCAATCAACACCCAGCTTGGAAACGGCTTCGGTGGGATGAACGCATCTCGCTGTTCGTCAAATGTGTAACCCTGACCGGCGTAGTTCTTGCGCTTGTTGCCGTTGTAGCTGGTCTGTACCCAGCGACCACCCAGCAAACGCTCGCAAAAAGCAGCGCCGATATGCTCCTTCTCAACGCCGTTAGCGTCGGCAGTATCCTTGTTGTCCACGACAATAACTTGTTCGACCACGTTACCAGGGCCAAGACGGGCGAAGTGCGCCATTGCTATTCTCCTAATTGCAGTCCAGTTAAGCTCTCATCGACACCAATATGTCCCTTGAGAAAGGTATTAAATGAAATACTGATGCGCGTCTCGTTACCCACTTTCGTCTGCACCATGTGTTCAAGATGAGATGGGAACAGAATCAAATCTCCCGACCCTACCTCGAACCACCAGCTCTCAGAGTTCCAGTGATTCCATGTTTCCGGCTGTAGCTTGAGACGCTCGTAACCGCTCTTGTAAAAGTAAATGTTGTCCACCGATCTGTCAGCCTGCGGGTAGAACACACCGCTGATAAAGCTGTTCGGATGCGCGTGCTTGTGGTGATACTGTCCAGGCTCCGTGTAATTCGCCCACGACTGCGTGATGTACAAAGACACGTCACCCTTGGGATCATGCACCGTCTTGAAGTACTCCAGCACCGCGTCTTCGATGAATTCACGGATGTCAGTCATCTCTTTGCTGATGAGTATCTTGCGATCTGAGCTAGTGGTGTTGCCTTCATTGGCGTAGCGCTCTTGACCAAGCAGAAAGTCCAGTTCTGGCTTTGTCAGATCACGCCCTAGCCTAGAAAAACCTATTGGCAACGGGAAAAGGTTTTGAATATTCATGAAATGGCTTTTTCAAATTCTTCAATTTGATCGTGCATCTTTTTTTCTTGCTCCGGTAGCCAAATGGTCGGGATGCTTTCCTCAAACTCTCTTATCTTGTCCATCACCCAGTAGACTTCTTCAATGCTAGGACAAGGGCGAGGGTCTTCCCATCGAGTGAAGACGCCATTGCTGATTTCCCATTTAGCACCCGGACGCAGCAGCTGCATCGCTACGTCAATGCCATAGAAGCGGTAGATTTTCGTGTCCATAGTTATTGATTGAGTTTGATAATTACGATACCGGAGCCGCCTGCGCCGCCTGCTGTCTGAGGTTGAGCATTACCACTAGAACCACCAGAACCAGAATTAGCAGTAGCGGAACCACCGTTTCCAGTGCCTTGACCAAAACTTCCGGCACAAGCGCCGCCACCAGCATATCCAACGCTACTGCCACTTATAGCGCTATTAGAGCCAACACCAGCAGTTGAGCCTGAACCAGCAGCGCCAGCACCGCCTCCACCGCCGCCAATAAATCCTCCCGGCCCACCACCGCCATTGTTTCCTTGTGATGGAGATGTTGAGGGGGTGTTCCCTGTGCCACCAGCAGTGGCACCAGATGGGCCACCACCGCCACCACCAGAACCACCATTTAATCCGTTGCCACTAGCACCGCCGCCGCCACCACCTGCAGAAGTAATCGTAGAAAAAACTGAATTACTGCCAGTGCTTCCCGCCGCAGCAGAGCCACCGCTTCCCCCGCCGCCTACTGTGATTGTGTACTCAGTGCCAGCCGTTACAGACAAACTCGTTCCAGTTCTAAATCCTCCAGCACCACCTGAACCAGCATTAAATACGCTAGGTGCGCCACCACCACCGCCACCACCGCCAGCCACGACTAGATAATCCACGCTGGTCACGCCGGTCGGAGCAACCCACTTGGTCGATGACTTAAAGGTAAAGACAGTCTGTGATGCGACGTTGTATTTCAAGATGACGATACCGGAACCACCTACGCCGCCACCATTTGCCGAACCAGTTGAGCCTGCGCCACCACCACCGCCGCCTCCACCAGTATTAATTGATCCAGCAAAACCGCCTGTTCTCGGGTTTCCTGTTCCTCCGTTACCGCCACCTCCAGTTCCTCCACTACCGCCATTTCCGTTTCCTTGAGGAGCGCCTGGATAATATCCACCACCACCACCACCACCCGCATAAGTTACTGATGAACCAGATATAGTTGATGCGGTTCCATTTCCACCATTAGTTCCATTTATTGTGCTTGCTGTTATATTTTGACCGGCCTCAGAAGCACCACCACCTCCAGGAGAAGCCCCGCCTGCCCCACTTGTATCTGAGCCTCCATTATTTCCTTGTGACGGTGTGGTTGATGGTGTGTTGCCATTTCCACCTGTGCCATTTCCACCACCATAAGTTCCACCGCCACCAGAGCCACCGTTTAACCCATTAGCAGCCGTTGTAGCCCCACGCGCACCGCCGCCACCGCCAGCAGAAGTAATGGAACTAAATATAGAATCACCACCGTTTGTTCCAGTGCTTGCGGTTGGGGCAGAACCTCCACCACCAACAGTTATTGTGTAATCAGTACCCGCCGTAACTGATAAACCAGTTCCAACTCTAAAACCGCCAGCACCGCCACCGCCTCCGGCATAAGAGTTTCCACTAGAAGCTCCACCTCCACCTGCGCCACCAGCAACAACAAGATACTCAACCTCGGTCACGCCAGTAGGTGCAGTCCAAGTGCCAGATGCGGTGAATGTCTGGACGATGGTCAAGCCACCGCCGCCACCGGCAAGGGCTAGAGCCTGCATTATTTTTGTGTAAGCAAACACCATGATCAATCCTTAATCAAGGCTTGTAGTTCTGGGCGTAGTTGCCATACCAGTTAGAACCATCTGCAACAAACGTCAAAATATCCATGCTGTTGTTTGCAGTCGTAATTGTCGGCGCCGTATTTCCAACCCACTTTACGTTAGTCCACGTACTGGTAAAACCACCGTTACCAGTTTTTAACAACAAGATGAATGACTTGCCCGCCGTGTTGCCCGGCATCGTCCAAGTACAGTTGGCAGTCAAAGTCGCAGTAATAACTGTTGCATTTGCAATATTTAACGTTACCGCGTTGCCAGTATTGCCAACTGCAAGAACAGCTTCCGTGTAAGCATTTATTTGAGAACTAACCAGCGTCGCGTTACTTACCGTCACGCCGTTGGCAGATCCGCTTACGATGGTGACATTGCTAGAAGTAACACCATTAGCAGTGCCGCCGTTGATCGTTGCCGATGTGATCGTGGCATTGGTAAACGTAGATGCGTTTGATGTAATGTTGTTAATGTTGCCACTTACAATACTGACGTTGCTCAACACCAACGCATTCGCCGTCCCGCCCGTAATCGTCACATTCCCCAACGAAGAAACAAACGTCACTACGTCCGTGATGTCCGTGCTGTCGTTATAAACAATAGAACTACGACCCGCTGGCAGCGTGAACGCAGTGCCAGTTGCACCAGCATTAGAACCGTTTGAAATGATGACCGAGTTGGATAATCCGTTAACAACTAGGTACTGCTTCTCTATCTGCGGCACAAACAAATACTGAACGTTCGTGATTGACCCCGCCAGATTGAGACGTAGATTCCGAGCTGCTTGAGTAGCGTTGGTATCTGTCAAAGCCAGCGTAACGTTGGAACTTGCAAACGTAACGTTGGCAGATCCAGTAATCGCTTCTTCTATCGCCGTGCCTAAGTTGACGTTGGTCGTGGTACCCCATGTACCGGCCTGATCGCCTGTCCCAATCAACTCTATCTTCAGGCTGCTATATGTACTTGCCATAATCTTTCCTTACATGGTGGTATCTATAAGATTCCAATTTGAGGTGTTGCCCGTGTTAATCGGCTCCCACAAGTATCTAGCACTGACACTGTCTGCCGCACGCACCGTTTCCCTCACTGTTACATCTGCGTCTGCTTTAACCTCATCTACATCCACTGCGGTCGTCGTCTCTATTATGCTTGCTAAGAAAATAGCTAACGCCGAATCTGCATCTTCTGCTGTAACACTTTCTATCACGCTGCCATTCAAAATCACCGCTGCGTTTGATGTTTCCGATGCCGCAGCAGACTCAACTAAAAATGCCGCCGTCCCAAACGCGCTCGTAATTTGTTCTACGCCAGCCACTGTTTCCGATACGTCGCCTGTATAAACAAGTGCGCCCAAAACAACATCTGCAACGTTCGCACTCTCTGCCACACTGACAAGTATTGCTGCGCTCACAATCATCTGATCGCTAGCTTGTACGCTCTCGTCAACTGACGAGAACACGTTGATCTGCGTGGACACAACGTCTGCCGCCGCAACCGACTCAACTACAGCACCAGAAACAATAAAGAGCGAAGTTACGATATCAACGACATTGGCTGACTCTTGCACCAACCCGCCAAACACAATCCCTGCCGATACTGTTTCTGACGTGTTAGCCGACTCAGAAACGCTTGCTACTAAAACCTCATCCGCACTTACGGCGTCACTTGTTACTACAGAATCAGTGAATGTGGCTAAGATTGGCGGTGTTGCTGCTACGTTCGTTTGGTCTGATATTTTGACCAACCCACCGTTTCCAAGCCCCCACTCATCAAATCCCCACGCACCAAGTCCCCAGCCGGCGTTGGAAATTACTGGGTAGTAGACTGAACAACCCCAGCCTGCTTCAGCCCATGTACCACTTCCGTAGCCGCCGTCAACTTGTGCCACTGATTACTCCGCAGCCACCAAATCATCTCCGGTGAACCAACGCTCGTGTGACTGGCCATCATCGCCAGTCCACGATACCAAGTACCAAATCGTGCCGTCATCGTCCATGCGCATTTTAGTCACCGGACCCTGCGGCACCGGACGATTCAGCCGTACAACATCACCCATCTTAAACATGACTATCTCCTATTAAGATGCGTCAAGGTTGAAGGAGTAAGTCACGTTCAAAACGTCACCACTTACCACTGTACGATCACCAGGCGACTGGAAGTCTGCTTCTGAGAACAGCAAACCGCTTGTGCCTGTTGCTACGTTCGTGACAAAAGCACCAGCAATCGTGGCGTTTGCATTCATCGTGAACGAAGCCGTAGAAGAAGCATTGTTGATGTTCGACGGATCTGCCAACGTCGCCGCACCAAACGTCACTGCCTTGCGGTTACCGGTGTAGCTAGAGTTCTCTGTCCATCCTGGATGCGTAGGCAAAGTATCGCCACCAGAGAAGGTGGTTGAAGCCGACGTGCCGTTCACCAAACCGATGTACCACGCTGCCGTGTACGCCGAGCCAGTAAAATACTTGCTATTCATGTCCTGCAAACCAGTGTTCACCACCAGGTTCGGGCAGATGTCTACCCACTTCTGGTTACCTTCACTGTCGTGGCAGGTCACAGTAAACACACCGCCAGCACCGGATGTCTCGGCAAAGCCAACTTTGCGAGCAACCGAACCGCCAACGGTCTCACTTGTCTTGGATTTTTCAATCGTCATGATGACTCCTTAGTTAATACGAATCAGCGCACTCGACGCTGTGTCAGGTGGCAAAATCACAGCAAATGTTCCGTTACCAGCCTGCGTCTTATCGGACCCAAAGTCCAATGCAGCTACAGAAGCGTTACTCTTGGTAAAGTTGTAAATCAAGGCACCACGCGCTATGAACTGCGCCGGATTCCAAACTACATTGTCAAAACTCACGTACACAATCCCATTACTGGTAGAGCTAATCGTCACATTCGCCAACGCCTTACCACCCGCGTCGTAGCCCGCACCAGTAACTTCGTTCGTCGTGCTGTATGCAGTTGTGTTCTCACCCAAATCTACATACCCGTCGTACAAAGCCATCTTCAACGTGTCAGAAGCAATGTTCTGCCGCCCGTTAAGAATGTCGACCTTGAACGACGTCGTTAATCCTTGATAAATGGTCATGTGATTTTCACCCTCACCTGACCACTTCTGTACGCATCCTGACGCTCCATGCCGTCGCCCAGACGCTTCAGTTGAGCCATTGCTTCATTGTACTTGGCTTCAACATTTGCAATCAAATCTTGCTCGCCCTTCATGTACAAATACGCCTCCCGCAGCGCACCATACAGCAGCACCGGATCGTAGTTGTCTCCCAACCACGTACGGCCATCTGCCGCGTCGCAAATAGATGTTGGGTAGTAGTAGTAATGCAATTCCACCGTGTAGCTGCTATCTGGCGTTGGGCCAAGAATGAATGACAGCTCGTCCGTCGTAATGTCCTCTGCCACACTAGGGCCGAAGATGGCGTAGTACTTTGGTAACCCAGTATCTGCCGGTGTCGGATATGCCGCACGGATGTAGTTCACATCCTTGTTCAGCAGGTAGTGATAAACCTCTGTCGCCGTGCCGTAGTTCTCAATAACAGCCAACGAATACACCGCCAAGAAGTCTCCTGGCGCGGAAAGGTACTTGTTGTTGGTGCTTAGAATACCCGTCTTGTTAGCGCGTAAAGCCGGAACCTGAACCGTGTTGTACACACGCGTTTCAGTCTGACGGATAAACGTAGGAATGTAGGAGGCAAACTCCTCCTCGTAGTTCTCCGTGTACGACTTAACAGCATCTACAAGTTCCGTGTATGTCATGCCATCGGGCCTCTAGCCATTACACCCTTAGTAGCCGCACCAGTGCCACGAATCTTGATGCCGGTCGTCTTCGTATCTTCCCGACCAGGATCACCCGCAGACACGCGCTGCACCGCAGTTCTCGGACCAAGCTTGTCCACCGCGATGTTGTTCGGGTCTTGCATCTTCTTTAGTTTGGCAGGCACAGCCTTGCCAGTCATGGTGTGAGGCGGAGCGTAAACCGAAGCCGGCCCAACTTCCTTCCCACCCTTCTTCATAGAGTACTTAGGCATATCAACCTCACTTGGTTTTCTGGTTATGAATACGTGCCTCGTTGCGCCCGTATTTTTTCAGATCGGATGTAGTTACGCCACCCTTTTTCATGCCTTTGTGCATGCGCTTTTCGTGTGCCTTGACCGCTGCCTTGGCTACCTTTCTCATCTTTTCCATCTCTACTCCTAGTTGATAGTCACGTTTGCCACAATCGTCACCGGCGCTAGATTGTTTGGCGTCAGTCCATCGTCATTCGCCCTAGCCCCACCTATCGGCGCCCAACCCCACTGGATGATCCGGCTA